GAACATTTACAGGCGGATCAGATAATTCAACACTGACAGAAAAATTTAGAATTACATCAGTCGGTAACGTAGGTATAGGTACAACAAGTCCAAGTCAATTATTAGAAGTAGCTGGGTCTAGCCCAATAATTAGAGTATTGGCCACATCAGGTAATTCTACATTAAGATTAACTGATAATGGTGTAAGAAATTGGGATCTAAAAGTTGTAGATACTTCAGATTATTTTGAAGTAGGTGGTACATCCGCAACTTCATTGGTTGTAACAGGAGCAGGTAATGTTGGTATAGGTACAACAAGTCCTGTATTTTCATTGGATGTGACAGGTGGTGTTGGATTAAATACATCTGGAACTGGAGTATCCGTAACAATTGGTGCAAATAATACATCTGATAGATATTTACGCATTAGAAATTCAAATGGTAATTTTGAAATTGGAAGTGCTGGAAATCAACATTATTTATATGGTGTTGGTGCTAGTAATTTCTTTACTATCTACACAAATTCATCCGAACGATTCAGAATTGCAGCCGATGGTAATGTTGGTATAGGTACAACAAGTCCATCACAAAAATTAACTATAAATAATGGTTCTTCAACAGGAGCCGGTGCAGTATATCCAATTAGATTATCTGGAGGAACAATGACTAGTGTTGGTGACTCTACTGGTTTATTGTTTATACAAAGAGATGCAAATGATGATTACGGTGCTTATATAAGACTATATACTACTCAAGCCAATCCTCAATATTTAAATCCAAGACTTGAATTTGGTGTACAAACTACAGATACAAATGTACTTGGTAGTGTTGTTACTAGAATGGTAATAACAGGAGATGGCGATGTGGGTATTGGTACAACATCACCAACTGCACAATCAAACTATAGATTTTTACAAGTTAACGGCACCAATTCGGCGGTTATTGAAACGATGGTTGGTGGTTCAAGAATTGGTGGATTTGATTCAAGTGCATCAGCTTTGTATGTAGGTTCAATTGGTAGTTATCCTGTTGTATTCAGAACGGCAGTTGATGAAAAAATGCGTATAGCTACAGATGGTAATGTGGGTATAGGCACAAGTACTCCTGCTTATAAATTGGATGTGGTTGGTTCTATAAATACAAGCAACTTCATGTTTGTTTCATATCCATATGGCAACGCATTTCCATTACAATTAACCGCCAATAACTTTCTAAAAGCTGATAACTATTATTATGGAATGTCAATTAATACAGGAGATGTAAATTATATTTCTGGTAAGTTCCTAATTAATGGTGGTACATATAAGAGAGTAGAACTATATGGATACGAAAATAGTGTTGGATATATACCAACCATAATTCCAGGTGGATGTGTTGGTATTGGTACGATAATTACAAATTCAGGTTTACAAATACAAACAGAAGGAACAAATACTACGTCTGGTTCATTCTTGTTTGTAAGATCTACAAATTCAAGTTTTGGTGGTGGGGCAATTGGTGTTGGATATGATTATGCAGCTGCAGTTGGAGCTAATTTCTATCCATTTAGAATTAGAGCTGGTAGTACCAACACTATATTATTGATAAATAGTGCGGGTGTAGTTTATGCGGGTGATACTACAGGAGCAGTTGCTTATGGTAATCATGACCCATATTATGCTTTTAATCAAGATACCAATACTGGTATGGATTGGGCAGCCGCTGATACACTAACATTTAAAACAGGTGGTAGTGAAAGAATGCGTATTGCTTCTAATGGCAGTGTTGGCATAGGTACAACAAGTCCTAATTATACACTTCAAGTTAACGGAACTTTTTACGTAAACAGCACAACATATATGAATGGATCTTTGACAGTTGAAGATTCATTCATAATAGATGGTAGGTTGGCAGGTAGTTTTGGTACGGGTTCTATACTAATGAAGAGTGGAAATTCTTCTGGTACTTGGAATCAATTTAATATATTTTACTATAAAAACTCAAGTATCGATAGACTCGGTTTTGTTGATGGTGGTTCTGTAGAAATATTAACTCTAAAAAATGGTGGTAATGTTGGTATAGGCACAACGAGTCCTGTTAATAAATTGCATATAAGTGGATCTTCTACAAATTTACCACTTAAATTGGAAGGATTGACAAGTAACGCAACTGGATATTTTCTAACAGTTGATAATACAACCGGCGTTGTATACAAATCTACCGGTGGTGCTAATGGAACAAGTGGCACCAGTGGCGCAAATGGCAGTCCAGGTGGTGCGGGTAGCAGTGGTACCAATGGAACGAGTGGCACCAGTGGCGCAAATGGTAATCCAGGTACCAGTGGCACTAGTGGCGCAAATGGTAATGCTGGGTCTAGTGGTATTACTGGTACCAGTGGTACTAGCGGTGTCACAAATATAAAAGCATGGATTCACTTTAATGGAACAGGCACACCATCATCTAACGCGTCTAATAACGTATCATCCATAACTGATAATGGTACCGGCGATTATACAATTAACTTTACCACTGCATTTTCTAATGCAAATTATGTGGTAGCTGGTACAGCAACTTATCAATATGAAAATCCCGGTCAATCTATAAATAATATGTTTATTGCAGTACCAAGAAGACCTACAGCACAATTAGCTGGTAGTTGTAGAATTTCTACGCCTGGTTCTGATAACGTATTATACGATTGCGATTATGTTAGAGTATTATTTTCAAATTAAATTTAATATAACACTTGACTTTTGCTTTTATATAAAGTATAAGCTAAAGCTAGCGCTTAGTTAACTAAATGGTTAAGTTAATTATTAAATAATAATACTAAAATATTGATAGTTAAATTAACTGTAAGCGCATAATATGCTACTATTTATTATAAATGATTACTAATAAACATAAAATATATTTGGATATGGATGGTGTGATAAGTGATTGGGAATTGCAATTCAAGCGATATAGTGGTGGTGTACCTGTTGAAACTTATGATGCTGAACACGGTAAAAAGAATAGATTTAAGTTTGTAGATAAGAATTGTCCTGAATACTATTCTAGTATGCCTTGGATGAAAGATGGCAGATTGCTTTATAATTTTGTATCAAATTTGCCTGTAGAGATATTGAGTCATGCGCCTACCAATTTGGCATATGTTGGTAAAAAGCAGTGGTTAGCCAATAACAATATTGATATTAAAGCTAATTTGGTACCGCATAGAAATTTAAAAGCAAAGTTTGCAACTCCTGATAGTATTTTGATAGATGACCGTGAAGATAATGTAAATGATTTTATCAAAGCTGGTGGTAAAGCAATATTGCATAAAAGCGCAATAGATACAATTAATAAACTAAAAGAAATGTTGGGTATCAAAGAATCTCATAGAATTTATAATAGCATTTTAAATCCTGAGATATGGGCTACTGAAAATGCTATTAAACCTGATGTATTAAACAAGTTATTAACTATTGCAAATACTTTTTACAAAGATACTGATTTGAATGTACCTCTTGAAAATATATACTTTCTTGGTAGTACTGCCGGATATAATTGGACACCAACAAGTGATATTGACTTACATTTGGTTGTAGATTTTTCCAAAATTGATCCAAATGAAGAACTGGTTAAGAATTATGTGGATGGCTTAAAAAGCAAATGGAATGAAAACCACAACATTAGAATTGGCAATCATCCAGTGGAAGTTTACATTCAAGATATTAAAGAGGTCAATAGAAGTCAAGCTGTATATAGTTTGATGAAAAATGAATGGGTAAAAAAGCCAAAAATAGAAGACATTCAGATTGATAAAGATGCTATTACAAAGAAATACAAACAATATGTTTCGTTTATTTCCACAGCTATAAAAGAACAAAATTTAGATAAATTAAAGCGTTTAGTTAAACGTTTGTATGAAATGAGAGAAGCTGGATTAAGTAAGAGCGGCGAGTATAGTACAGAAAATTTGGTGTTTAAACTTTTAAGATCCACAGGTTACGTCAATCAACTAAAAAATGCTATCACAAATATTACAGATAAAAATTTGAGTAAATGATAAAAAACTTTATATAAAACTAAATCGTTTAATATTTATATTCAAGAACAATAAGGTAAAAATATGGCAGAACTACTAAATCCAAGTGAAATATTCGCTACGGCATTCGAACCAAAAGTAAAGAATCGTTTTATTCTTTATGTTGATGGTATTCCATCATTCATCATCAAAAAGGTCAATCGTCCTAAA